GTGAACAAAATAGAAAATGTCGATACATCGTTATTGAATACGTTAGTAATTGACGTTACATCACCAGCGACAGGATTTATACAATCACCGCTATTCTCGTCACTTTTACTGGCTGTTGTTACTTTAATTGTTGGCTTTGTTACTTATAATATTTATAAATTACAACAGAAGCAGTTAGATAAAGACGCAGCTACAATTATTTATTTGCAAATAAGGGAGGCGGAGAGTCGAATCAATGAATTGCAGAGGCAAACAGATCAGTTTGGAATTAATGCATCAACACGATTTACTACACTCGGCATCTCAGGTTGTCGGGTGTTTCTCGTTTTAAGACGTCAATTTTGAGTATAATTGCTTAGTAGTAAACGTGTTATGCAGGCGTTATACATATATGGAGAATTAGTTATAACATGTCTAGTATGGAAAAAGCACAGGTGCTTCATTCGCTTAAACAAAATTTTGATGTTAGCGAAGAAATTGTTCAACAACTATTAAGTCAAATTGAAGATGATAAGTACAAGGATAACTTTGAGCGAATCACAAAAGGGTTAACAGTTGAAGATAATTATAAAATGGTTTTTGGTTCTTTACCTTGGGTCAAAAACATTAACGGGTTGGACCAAAACCAAGAAAAAAGACATAAAGTCGACTTTCAGGCTCCAGACTACTCTTTATTAGTAGAAAACTCACAGAAGACGAATTTTCCACTATTAGTCGATGTAAAATCAGTGAAGGGCGATAAAATAACTTGTAAGCTAATTCCAAAGCAGATCGGAACCTTAAAAAACTACTCAAGAGACTACAACAGCCAATTACTAATTGCGATTTATTGGGAAAAAATTGGGTACTGGACTCACAATTGTCTCTCTAGTTTTGAGGGTAAGAAAAAAAATTCGATTTCACTTGAAAGTGCAATCAAAAATGATCTTTCTCATGTCTTAAGTGATTATACTTTTGTTATATCAGCACCAATTTATCGAAAAACCTACTTTAGTGATAATGCTGAATCTGTTGGAGCAAATCATCAAGACTATGGAGTAATTGATAAAATACTACTTGGTAGAAACCTAGACAGCTTGAAGGAATACACAATTATAGAATCATCTATTGTTGACTCTATGTTTAATATGAGTGAAGTGGAGTATTCAGAGGATGAGCAGGGACGCTATCAAATAGAGGTGCTTGAGTCTTATCCCATGTTTGTAAAAACATCACAATGGCTAATAAATTTCTTAAATACTTGGAAATTAGATTACAGCGAGAGAATCTCTGATATTCCTGTTACAGAGTTTGCAAGAATCCATATTGTGGAACTTATGAAAGAGTTGGGTTTTTCTATTTCCTATTTAATACCAGACCGAAAAACTAAAGGAACAGAAAAAATTTTCTTGTTAGCGTATGACGGAACAACAGTTATGAATGACTATCGTTACTCGTAATATATGTATAACAAATACATCAACACGATTTGCTACATTCGGCATTGTCGGTTTGTCTTTAGTTTCAGTGATTAAGGCTGTATCGTAGCAAACGTGTTATGCAGGCGTTATGTTTTAGGTGGGATTATGAAAAAAGTAGAAATAGAGTTATATCCTAATATTGAGCCTGTAGGCGATAAAGTACATCGTGTAGTTGATACAGTTGCTAGTCTTATTCCTTGTGGTAGCAGCGTATTAAAATCATTAGTTTCATCTCCATTTGATCATAGACTTGAGAAATGGACTTTTGAAGTAACAGATGCTTTAAATCAACTTATTGACGATCATGGTAAAACACTTGAAGAGCTTCAAAATAATCAACAATTTATAGATTTTATTTTTAATTTAAGTCAATCAGCAACAAAAACGTCACAACAAGAAAAAATTGATTACCTTAAAACAGCACTTATTAACTCAGCACTTTACGAGTTTGATGATAAGGATGAGTATAATTACTTCTTCAATATACTAGATTCATTCAGTGCTGCTCATATTAGAGTGTTACTAAAATATAATGGTGTTGCTGCAGGGATAAATAGTGAGAAAGAGCGCCTTAAAGAGTTCGCTGATTATGAAAGTAAAAAGCATATATATGAACAAATTTTAGCTGATTTGATATCTAGAGAGTTAATTCTTGCAGTTCCTGACAAGAGTTTTGGTTTACAGGTTTATCGTTCAGTTACTGCGAATAAACTTATTAAATTATTAGAAAAAACATAACAAATGCATCAACACGATTTGCTACATTCGGCATTCTAGGTTTCTTTTGGTTTACCGTATTAAGTGGTAAATTTGCATAAATCTGCATGGTAGCAAACGTGTTATGCTGGCGTTATAACGAATATGATTTGAGGTAGTATGAAGATAGGTGATTTTCAGAGTTTACTGCAATTCTTTGCAGCAATTTATTTAGTAGCGGAATGGGTTAGCCTTGAGAGAATAGTGGTGCACTATAAAAAGATGCATTTAGGTGAACTAAGACATCGAATTTTTCGAGTAAAAGAATATTGTAAGGATCTTGATGGTATTTGGAATGATTATACAAAAGAAGAAAGTAGCTTGATTAATACTTATGATATTGATAAAAATTATTCAGTATTTCGTCGTATATGTTTTATTTATTTTATTGTGTGTTTTATTGGTTTAATTTTAAGTTCATTTTTTGGTGAATATAAGTTAAATGTTTTGGTGTTGTTATTGGGTTTGATTATTTTGTGTATTCCTTTTTTCTACGTGGTAATTGGACTAATTTTACCAGTAAAAAAGGAATTTGGTAAAAATAAGGAACTTATTGAAGAATTATTACTACCTCTAGAATCTGCTATGGAAGACTTCAGAAAAAATAATAGCTATCCAGATCGAAGGGATGCTATAAAAAAGAGAAATGAAGGTAACGTTAACGCACTAAATGAACATAGAGAAAAGGTGGAATCGTATAATAAACGTTATGATCTACACATGAGAAATTCATTATAACAAATGCATCAATAACGATTTACAACACTCGACATATCAGTCTGCCGAGTGTTTTTTATTTAATGTTAACCTTTAAATGTATTTATCGTTTTTCTATACATTTCTTCTTCCATCTCAATTCCCACGAACTTTCTATTAAGTGCTAAGCACGCTTTCCCTGTTGAGCCTGAACCCATAAATGCATCAAGTACCACTGCATTTTCACGACTACTGCTTGAGATAATATGCTCGAGTAAATCTGCAGGTTTTTCACAAGGGTGTTTGCCTGGATAATATTGAACTGGTGCAAATGTCCATACGTCGGTATAAGGCACTTCGGCTGTGACATGAAAAGGCCTTCTGAGGTTTTCATATTCCGCTTTTAGTTCATCGTATTCCTTGATCAGTTTTCCGTATTCACTGTGTAATGCTTGGTACTCAGTCGTAAGGTCAGAGTGTGATTTGGGGAGTTGACCACTTTTTGATGCGAACAAGGTTTGCAGTTGTTGGTATTGTTTCTCTGTGGGTAGTTTCCACTGACTCGATGAAAACCAGTGTGAGCACATTTGTGTGCCGGTGGCCTCATTGATTTCTTTTGCTGAGATATTGAGTGAGTTCTTCGCGTTTTTGAAATAATCCATCAGTGGCTTAAAGGTGGTTTTCTTTAGTTCGTTGCATTTAGTTGCGTACTGGCTACACCCTTTCGCATATCCTTCAGCGTCATAATGCCCCGCAAAGATAATGCGCTCAGTCGCAGGAAAGAACGCGCGCAAGTGCGGCTTGTGCGCACGTTTCCACACCCCTGAAGGTTTTGCCCAAACAATGTGATTAAATACGTTAAATCGCGCACGAATAAGCAACTCAGTATCCGCTGCTAGCTTTGAGCCACAAAATAAATATAAGTTGCCAGAGGGTTTTAGTACTCGCCAAAATTCAACAAGCACTTCATCAAGCCATGCAAGGAAGGTTTCTACATCAGGCCATTGATTATCCCAGGCATTTTTCTTTACTTGAAAGTAGGGAGGGTCGGTCAGTATTAAGTCGATAGAGTTATTTGGTAGGGTTTTTAAGTAATCGAGACAATCAGCGTTGATAAGTTGCAGTTGTCCGCCGTGTAGGGTGGTTGTTTGCATTTGATACTCCATTAAATAGAGCCTTGAATACAACAGAGGACTCAGCCACATAATGTGGCTGAGTTGGTTGTTATGCTTCCTCTCCAAATAGGTATTTGGGTCTCAGGTACTCAAGGCATAAAAACAGAGATAGCTTATCAAAATAACAGGGTGCTGTATATATATACAGTTCTCTTGTTAGGCACGAACATATTCACCATTTTCCAATTGGCGAAGGTGGCCAAAAAAGGTGAGTTGCTCAAAGATAAGAGCGATGTGGTTGTAACTTTGATTAGGGAGACTTATGTTTTCTGGAGTGATTGGGTAGCGAGAGGCCGCTAGCATTATGTGTTCAACCGTGGCTTCTTGGCCTTTTTTAATCGGCAACATATTAAGCTTCCCCATTATAAATATTGTTAAGACCAACAAGGCGACCGTACAGCTCGGTTGCGGCGTGAATATTTTGGGTAGCCATTTCACTAAGTAGGGCTTCTTCGGTTGTTGATAGGTTTTCTTTTTCTTTGTTGCTCATTTCTTCGCAGGCAGCATGGTTTATTGTTGCGATGGCCTGGCGTAATTGATTGGCAAGCTCGGTTGCGTGGGCGATGTTTTCTTTTATGGTTTGAGTTGTCATGGCTTTTTGTCTTTGTTAATTGGTGTACCAAAACAGTAACTCTGCATCTAAGTGGCAGCGAGTGGTGTGTTACCAAGACGTGCTCTTGAGTGCACTCTTGGTAATTTGGCAAAATAAGACTCGCTTTGAGGCATGAGTAGAGTTAGTAGCTCATGCTCATATTGCCTAGGTTTAGATTTAAATCCGTTCCTTTTTCACTGGTGGCTTTATCAACAATAACCGGCTTGTCCGATTTAATGGTAAGCGCGACTTCCGCTTGACTCTTTAAGGTTTGATTAGTGAGTGGGGCAGTTTGCTGGATGGGTATGATACCGCCAGGCGCACTCCACTGATGAGGCATGGTCGTGTTTTGATTTGTTTTGTTCGTGGTTTCTGTTGTGATACCTAGTTTGGTGTTTTTATCTTTCAGTTTATTGAGTTTACTACTGAGGTTATCGACCTCTTTTCCTACTTCTTCTGCAGAGGTTTTCCAGCCATCAGGAATAAGTGCATCGGGTAGCATATTAATCATGGCTTTTATGCCATCCCACACCCAACCAATGGCTTCACCAACTGCTTTGAGTATCACATCAAACCCAATGAATTTATCAATGAGATAGCCAATAGCAATAACGGCCGCTGAAATGGCAGCTATCATCAAACCAATCGGGTTGGCCATGATGACGGCATTAATGGCAATGAGTCCAACTTTTAAAATAAGCAGGGTGGCGATAACGCCTTTCATGTTTTGTGTAACAAACAGCATAATGCTACCAATGGCTTTAAAGGCCTTGTATAAGGTATCAACTGTTTGAATGATTTTCTCAATCATATCGGTGCGCCAGTTGGTGCTCTTAAACTTATTTGAGAATTCAGTAAATACAGTCGTCAGCTTTTCCATGATAGGAGTTAGGGCTGCGAACTTAATAGAACGAATGCTTTCTTGTACCTTTTGCAGGGCGTCATTATACGCTTCGGCTTTTGCGGCATCTTCTGATTTAACGCCGCCACCAGTTTCATTAAACTCGTTTCGCGCTATCGTGAGCCCTTCAGTACCCTGGCGTAACATGATGAGCATTTTGCGTCCATCCTGGCCAAAGGCTGCATCCGCGAACGCCATTTGCTCTTGATTGGTTTTTAGTTTTGAGAAAGAGCTCAGCAGTTGGCCGTAGGCTTGCTCGGTATCTTTGGCCGTTTTTAAGCTGCGATAGAGTGGGTTCTTTCCTTTTCTCAAAAAGGAGCCCAAAGCACCTTTTCCTGTGGTTTGCAGCACCCCAAGGCGTTTGGTAAAACGTATCATAGCTGCACTCATAGTGTCAGCGCTAACACCGGCATGCTCTGCTTGTGATTGCATGGCTTGTAGCTCCTCAACAGGCATATTCAGGTTTTGCGCAGCTTTTGAGAGTTTATCCATCTCAGAGGCGCTGCTGTTGATTTGTTGAATGAGTCCTCCAAGGCTTAACCCACCGAGCATGGCCGCTCCTTTACTCATTACCGCTCCTCGGATATTGGGCATTTTAATGGCGCGACTCAGTTTGTTGATGGGAGCCATGGCTTTTTGCAATCGCTTGTATTTACGAGCAGCATCGTCGACGAGTTTGCCGTTTTTAGCCTGGCTTTTTGAAAGTCGTTCGAATTCACTATCAAGACGAGATGTATTCACTCCGACTTTTTTCATTTGTGTGCCGGTGTTTTTTAAGCTGCGCTTAAGCGTCTCGTTTTTATTGGCGAGTTTGGCGACCTTTTCTTCTTGCTTTGCGAGTTTGTTTATAAGGGTGGCGCTAGGCTCTTTAGTCGCATCCATTTGTTTTTTTAGCTTGAGTAACTTCTCTGTGGCTTCATTGGTTTCAAGAGTATTCTTATCCATCTCTTTTTGGATGTTCTGATAAGAGGCAATCATGGTGAGCGCACTGGAGTCATTCGCTTGCGCTGCCTGTATCTGTTTAATTTTTTTTGCGTAATGGTCTGAGTCGCTGGCCATGCCTTTTAATGGGCCGCTGACTTTATCTTTAATGCCCATGACCACAGAGAGGTTCATTTTCATCCACTGTGCCTTCTTGTTTTTTTAGATATAAAAAAGAGCGCTAAGCACTCTCTGATTGATGACGCAGTCGCGCCTCTTCTCGAAACAGTATTAAGTCCTCCAAGCTGAAAGCGTCTATTTCACTAGGAGGCCAATGAAACACCAACGCAATGTCAGCATAATAGGATTCCACTCTATCAATTACTGCTTCATATCGACGAAAAAAGAGGCGATTTCCGTCATAAGTGGCGTTAAGTTTTCCACTTCCATATTGAGTAAGTCGCGCTCATTTAAGATGGAAATTCGAGGAAGCAGAGTGCAGGCTGCATCAAATTGCATCTCACATACGCCAAGCAAACTCAATCCACGTAAATTGCCTGCGTTGGGTTTTCGAAGCTCAATTTCTGTGATGGTTTTGCCATCCTTCTCAAATGGCGTTGGTAGCGTTACGGTTACGGAGTGCTCACTCATGACCAAGCTCCTCTTTTAGCTCTTTAATTTTGGTAATGCGACCGCCTTTTTTCGGGTCAATCATCATGACGACCTTAAATAAAGCCAGGGCTTCTTCATTCTTTCCAGCATCAAGCTGTAAGTCGCCTGCAAGGCGAAACAGTTTCACTTTTAGTGGTGCGTTGGTCGTCAATTTTCCACTGGTAATGTCTTGTACCGCTTCCATGAGATATTTCGTATTAAATGGGGTACCCGCTTTATAGGCGGTATCCGAGTATTTTCGGATGATATCCAGATACGCGGTGTGACCATTGGATTTCCAGCCTGTTGGTGAATTCAACCCATGAAGCACGCAATGCTTAAAGGTATCGTGAATATCAGTAAGCGCACCACAATCCACCTGCCACTGGAAATACCACCAAACCACATCTAAGCCTTCGAAGTTATGGCGAGTATCAAGAAAGTGTTTTACGGTAGAGGCGTATTTTTTAATGAGCTCTTGCTTAAATGGCACTTTTTCTTCAGAGCCTGCAAGGGTGCGCGCGTATTCCAAGTCCATTTTCAGAGTGTGTTGCACCTCATCCCAAGATTTGCCATCAAGTAAGGAGTCGGGTAGTTGTGTTTCACTTTTTTTATTATTACTTGAGGTGTTACTGTTTAATTCTGGAATGTTCATAAGAGCGGTACGCTCCTCAACAGCCGCTTTTGCCGCCGCTCGCGCTTTTCGTTTTGTTAATAAGGTCAACATAACTGACTCCTAATTTATTGGCTTATTGAGGGATTAACTCGGTACCTAAAAACAGCACGTCAAGTTGGCCATCTTTAATGGCAACCTCTAAAGGATCGCTTGTCCAGGCATTCATTAAGGTGTAGGTCTTTCCGCTGTTGGTATTAAGCGTGATGTTCTCGCCAGTGAAGTTTTTAATGGCGGTTTCATCGGTTGTGGCGGCATGAACTATGGTTGCCTTGATAAAAGGTGCCCCTTCGAACTCTTCACTAAATCCAAGAACGCCAGAATCGCCCATGACCGCTTTACGTTTTACGCCGCCAAAGTTAATGGTTGCTCCTTCCTTGGTTGGCAGGCGTCCTAACGAGCCTACATCCAAAAAGCCGCGACT